ATGGGCGCCTATCTCGCGGCGAATGGGGCGAAGGTGGTTCGGTTCGCTGCCGAGTTCGACCCGTCGGATCCGCACTGCCATCCGCTCGATTGGCGCACGGCACCGGGTGAGCTTCTCGACCCGATCCGCCTGCCGCGCGAAGTGCTTGACCAGAAGCGGACCGACGCGCAGGGAGGCGGCGAGTACGCCTACGCGACCAAGTACCTGATGCGCCGGACCCTCAAGGAGGGCGGCCGAATCCGCGCCGAGTGGTTCCTCGAGCGATACACCTGCCAGCCCGAGGACATCGCTGCCGCGGCCGACGAAGTCTGGCTGACCGTCGACAGCAACGTCAAGGGCGGCGCCGGGCACGACGACACGGCGATCCAGGCATGGGCCCTGAAGGCCGGCAAGCGGTACCTGCTGAGCCGCATCGCCCGCCCGATGTCGCCGATGGAGCACGACCAGGTGCTCGACGACGAGATCGCGAGGTGGCGCCCGCACCTGACCCGGCACGGCAGGGGTGGCGTGCTCATCGAGGACGCCGCGAACGGCGCGCAGTACCTCCAGACTCGCCGCTCCCGGTTCCCCTTCCTGGTGGCCTTCTCGCCGGGGGAAACGCCAGGAAAAGACAAGTCAAAGCCCGCCCGCGCTGACTACTACATCCGCGCTGCCGAATCCAGCGTGATCGTCCTGCCCGATTCGTCGGTCTGTCCGTGGATCGGCGCCTACGTCGAAAAGCTCGTGGGCTGGCCCATGATCGGCCGCGACGAGATGGACGCGGGAAGTCAGCTCCACATGCGGTGGACCCTCGGCGCCGAGAAGTCCGAGTCCGTCTACCATATTGCCGACGACACGCCGCCCGAGCGCCCCGACCGTCACCAACGCGGCGCCCGTGGCCTTCGCCGCCGGTAGAGGGTACACTATTGATCGCTGGAGGCAGAATGACCCCGACAACCACGGACCCGGCGCGAAGATGCCGAGTCGTCAAACTCGACGCCACGGACCTTGCGCGGGCGGTCGATGATCCCGGCCTGGCCGCATTCATCGCCGACGGGTGGACGGTGCTCGCGAGCGCCCACGTTACCGACGAGACCGAGGCCGGTGAGCGGTCGTCGCTGGCCCTGCTTCTCGCCCCTCCGCGCCCGGTCGTGGTGGAACCGACGCCCATCGACTGGGCGAAACTGGGGGCGGCCAGCGGGCTATCGTTCTGGGCGACCGTGGCTCTCCTTGAGGGCCTACGCCTTTTCGGGGGGCTGTGATGGGCGCACTCATCGGCCAGACCAGCATTCTCGACGAGTTGGCACCAGGGGCGCTTCTCACCGGCGTAGCAGGCAGGCGCCCGGCCGAAGGGATGGAGACGGAGTTGGGGCCCATCGTCGCCATGGACTGGGATCCCCTTCAGTCGCCCGATGTGAACAATCTCGAGGCCGTCCAGACGATCGGCGGCCCGTCTTCCAGGCGCGACGTCCGAATGGTCGTCATGGCCGGGGAGCTTCACCCAGTCCTCGACTCCTGCCAGCACTCGCTCGCCACCGTGGCCGTCCTCGAACGACTCGGGGTGCGTCTGCGGCACTACGTCGATCCCCAGGGCCACCCGTGGGCGCAGGCCATCATGGAGTCTCACCCCGCCCGCGCGTCGGGCCCCCGGTGGCCAGGGCTCACGGATGCCGCAGTGGAAGAGACCATGGGCCTTGGGGCAACCTGGCGCCCGGATTCGACGCTTGGGCGGTTCGTCCGCGAGCAGGTGACCGGTGGGCCGAAAGGTGCGCCTCGTGACCAGCGCCTCTACCTGTCCATCCCCGACGTGCGCCGCCTTCTCGCGGTGTGCGACCAGTCGCCATCCGGCGGGGTGTGGCTCGACCTCGTGGGCTTCCGGCTGAAGCTGCACCTCGACCCCGACACGGGCCGGCGGTACACGGCCTGGACGATCCTGCATGCTCGCCCACGCCCGCTTTGATCAGCAGGGCCCGTGGTCATCGTCGTCGGAGCTGTTGATGACGTACCCGTCAGGCCGCGAGCATGCCATGACCATTGAGTGCGCATCGCCGAATCCGTCGTCATCGCAGTCTGCGTAGTAGGGGCTCATTCCGTCTTCGTCGACGCTACCGTCGCAGTCGCTGTCGACCCCGTTGCAGTTGTCGTAGGCGTCGGGGTTGACGTCGGCGTCGTTGTCGTCGCAGTCGCGATCATTCGGCACGCCGGCATCATCCGGCCCGCACGACAACCACGACACCGACGGATCCCCATACCCGTCGTCGTCTGCGTCGAGGTAGAGCGGTGTTCCGGCGTCGTTGTCGATCACGCCGTTGCAGTCCTCGTCAACTCCGTCGCAGGTCTCCGCGGCGCCTGGATAGATGGCCGCGTTCGTGTCGTCGCAGTCGTTGGCGGTCGTGTGCCCATCGCCGTCGACGTCTACCACCGCCGTGTCGTTGGTGTCGTTGGTCCCGGTGTCATCGATCGACGTGTCGTTGGTGTCACCGCCTCCGCCGGTGTCACCAGGATCGGCCGTGTCGCCGTCGAGGTAGACCACCTCGACGACCACCCGCGACGGGTCGGAAGCGGTGGCGCAGGCGAGAAAAGGAATGAGGAGAAGTGCGAGCATATGAGCCTCCAGTCTACATTATACGCCGAAAAACGCCGATTCATTCGGCCACTGCTACCATTACCCGGGATTCTCGCCCTCGTGCTACGCTGCCGGCGATAGGAGCCGTCTATGCGCCTCTCCAGTGGTCCCCTTCGCACTTCCGTTCGCCGGCCTCCCACCGTTCGCGAGTACAGCCGCGGAGGCAACAGGCAGCCGGCCTTCGCAACCAGGGACGCCCGCGGCCAGCATTACCTCGCGATGCTGGGGCTCCGCTCACTCGCCGCGGCCGGCGTCTCGACCCCGGCGCCGACCCGGCGACTCCTGGACGACCAGATTGACGAAATCTACATGTCGGTGCCCGACGTTCGTGCCTGCATCGACCACATTGTCCGGACGATCGCCACATGGGATTGGCTCGTGGAGCCCCACGAGAACCTATGGCCGGGCCAGGACGGCTACGATGAGGCCCAAGAGGCAGCAAAGGACGCGGCCCGCTTCCTGTCGGCCCCGTGCGTGGACCCAAGGATCGCCGCCTGGCAGTCGTTCATGACGGTGGTGCTGACCGACCTGCTCAAGTACGAGGCCGGCACATTTGAGATCGTCCGCAAAGGCAAGAGCCCCACCGGTCCCGTCGCCGGGTTCAACCCGCTCCGGAGCATTGAGGCCGTCATCGACGAGCACGGCATCACGACCAGCTACCGGCAGGTCGTCTTCGGTGGCTCCGAGGTCAAGTTCGGTGTCGACGACGTGGTCTACCTGAGCCTGTTCCCGAACACGCTCAGTCCCTACGGTACGCCGCTCGTGGAAACCGTGCTGGACGAGGTGATCACACTCCTCCGGCAGTCCGAACACGCAATGAACGCCCTCGCCGACGAGAACCCGCCTGGGCTGCTCGTGGTGCAGGGCCTGGGCGGGAAGGCCGCTGAGCAGGCGCGCTCCGACATGACCCACATGGCCGGGCAGGACCACCGTTTGCGCTCGATCTTCGACGAAACGAAGGGCGGCATCGACGCGAAATGGATCGAGTTCCGCCGGTCCCTCAAGGATTCCGACTTCCGCGAAATTGTGCGAGACATCCGCAGGGTGGTGTGGCGTACCTTCGGTGTGCCTCCGGTCGAGATGGGCGACGTCGAGAACACGCCGCGCGCCGTTGGGGAGGTACTGGAGCGCCTCGGTCAGTCCCGCCTTGTGGAGCCGATCCTGGAGCTGGTCGAGGGCGTAATCAACGCCAGGATCCTGCCGCTGATCCTGCCCCCGGAATCCGTGGGCCTCGTCCAGTTCCACTTCGACCGCGAGCCGCGCCCGACGCCGGAAGACCGGTTGAAGCGGGCGCAGGCAGCCCGACAACTCCTTGAGGTCGGCGCCCGCACGCTGAACGAGGTCCGCGCCGACGACGGCATGCCGCCGATCGGGGGTGGCGACGTGCCCCAACGCCTGGAAGGGGGGCTGTGGGTGACGGTCGGCCAACAGCCGCAAGCCGAACCCGAAGAGCCAAGCGAGCCCGAGTCTGACGAAGGGACCGCGCCCGCCGAAGGCGACGAGGCCGCGCCGGGAGAAGTCGAGGAGACCGCCCTTCCGTCGGCGCCGTGCTGCGTTGCCCACCGCGCCATCGACCTGCCGAGCGAATGGCCGAAGGCGGCCATGTTCGATGGCTACCGCACCCTGCCGCTCCGCCGGCTTGCCGAGGAGGTCTCTCGCTACACCGGCGATGCGCGCGACGTGTACGCAGGCATCGAGCGCGCCGTGGTGCGCGAGTTCCACAAAGCATGGCGGCCGGACATGGCGTCCGAAGACCTCGCCGAATTGTCCGGTCGCGTGGGAGCCGTGCTCGACGAGATGCCTGACCGGTGGGCAGCGACGACCGCCCCGCGCTACCGGGCCACCGCGAAGCTCGCCGCAGAGAAGGTGCGCGAGTGGACAGGGATCGCTGACGCCGTGCCTGATGCGGCCGATCGTGGGGACGCCTACCGGATCGCCGCGATGGGCTACCTGGAGGCCGGACTTGTCGAGAGCCTGCGCCGCCGAATGCGCAACCTGCTCCTCCCGGGCGCGACGCTCCGGGCTGTCGTCGCCGATGGTGCGCTGATCGTCCGTGACGACGACCGCGATCCCCTCGGCATCATGATTTCGGCAGTGTCCGAGGAGTTCGCGCGGGAGGCGTACCGAATCGAAAACTGGTCCGGGAAGCTGATCGATCTGGCCGGCGAGGTGATGGGCAAGGGCCTCACTGAAACCACCCCGTCGCTCGTCTGGATGGCCGAGTGGGTCGACGTGGGTGACTCGCAGGAATGTGAGGATTGCATGGGGTTCGCCGCGATGGGCATCAAGCCGATCCTTGACTTCGGGACGCAACCCGGTGGGCTGACCCAGTGCGGTGGTCGCGATCGCTGCGTGCTTGTGGTCTGGACGGCGGAAGAGGTCGCAAACGGAACAGCGGTCCGTTTGGGCTCGACAGGTTGACGAAACCGAACCAACCGGGGTAACCTTCCGACAAGCCGTCAAAGGCGCGCACCACTTGACCGACCCACGAGGTGGGTATGCGCGCGACCCTGACGGAAATCCTGGCCTCCTCGCGAATTGGCGAGGAAGAACAAACGGCTGACGGCCGGCGGATTCTCCGTTGTCGCGTGCCGTTTCGCTTTTCGATGCCGGATGGCGGCGCCACCGTGGCCCGCGCCAAGGCAGCCGAGGAGACCGAGACGCCCGAGGGTGATGTGGTGCGCCTGCGCGGCGTGGCTTCGTCCACGTCGGTGGACTGGTACGACACGGAGATGTCCAAGAACTGCCTCGACCAGATGGCAGCGCAGATGTCGGTCGGCGTCCCGATCCTACCGAAGCACCCGTCATGGTCGGGTGAGGGCGGCGAATGGGACGACGAGATGGGGCGCACGGTCAAAGCGTCCGTTGAGATGATGCCAGTCGCCAACCCGCACGAAGACAGCGCGGGCAAGGAGTATGTCTTGACCTTCGAGGCGGAACTGGACGCCGACGATCCGAAGGTCCAGACCCTCGAACGCCGGGCGAAGCGCGGCCAACCGATCGGAACCTCGATCGGCGGCTGGATGCTCCGGGTCATCTTCGAGGAAGACGACGACGGCGACATTTCCCGCGTGATCATCGACGACATTGAACTCGACCACCACGCGCTCACCCGTAGCCCCGCGAACCCTGACGCGAACTACATCGAGGTCTTCCGCTCGCTGGCCGCTGCCGCGCGGCCCGCTCCGGTGGTTGCCGCGGCGCCCGTCCCTATCCCCGATGAGATCGCGGTCGAGCAGGTGGAGGAATCCACCCCGCCCGCGCCCACTGAGACCCCCATTCCCGACGGCCCCGCCGTCGAAGCAGCCCCGCTCGAAGTCGAGCACCACGAAGAGCGCGGCGAACCCGCGCCAGGAGAAGACGACATGGAATCCATGGCACTGGAACTGCTCCAGTCCCTGGTCACCAAGGTCGACGCCCTCGAAGCGCGGACGGCGCCGCCCGTCGTCTCGCCCGAGGACACGATCGCGGCACTCCAGGCCCGCAACGAAGAACTTGAAGCCGAGGTTCGCGCCACCCGCGACCGGCCCAACGTCCGCGGCATCGCCACTGTCCGCGACGCCACCACCAACAAGGTGCGGGTGCTCAAGGGTCGGCCCGCCCAGGTCCACCGCGCGATGGTGATGGCCGAGGCAACCGGCCAGGCCCCGCTGCTGCGCGAGGCCCTGTCGGATTCGAGCGCGAAGATCCTGACCGCCTACGACCCGCATCGCGCGATGAAGCCGGAGGAAAAGGGCCTCGACGCTCGGCAGATCCTCTGTGACGCGCTCAACGCCGCCGACGAAGACGGCTCGCTCAACGCGTGGAGGAACTGACCATGGGCACCTGGAATTCCCTCACTCCCGACCGGGCCGACAAGCTCGAACGCGCACTCAACAGCTCCAATGCTGGCGGGGCGCTCGTTCAGAACGTCATCGACAAGGCCCTCCAGTACAACGCCAACGACACCGAGCCCGGCGTGTGGGCGACGATCCCGCACTTCCCCGCGACCGGTGACCGCGCCTCCGTCCCGCGCCGAACCCCGGGCACGACCGGCGGCGCGTGGGTGGCGGACACCGACTCGGCGACCGAGGAGACCGGCACGGACGCGATCACGGAGTTCGTCTACAAAACCGCCCTCACCAAGGGTCAGGTCACCCGCGCGCTGGCCCGCAAGAGCCGATCGTGGGGCGATGCGCTCGGCTCCGAACTGATCGCCAAGGGCGAGGACTTCACCGGGCTGCTCGAAGACGGCGCGATCAACGGAAACACCGCCGGCAACGCAAACCAGCCGAACGGCTTTCTGACGCTCGTGCAGGCGACCGCCTCGCAGATTGTCGCGGTCACCTCCGGATCCGCCGGAGATTCGCTGACCGCCGACGACATGGACGCCGCGATCAGCAAGGTCCGCGGCCGGTCGAAGCGCGGTGACCTGCGCTTCTACTGCTCCGAGGTGGGCCGACGGAAGATCAACACGCTGGGGGCGAGCCTCCAGCAGTTCAACGACACGGTCGAGATTGATGGCGGCTTCCGCGTCCGGAGTTGGGACGGGATCCCCATCGTCTCGACCTCGGAGATGCGCGACGACTACACCTTCAACGGCACGAAGATCACAGGCTTCAGCGGCGCAACGACGACCGCGATCCTGCTGCTCAACACCAAGTACGCGCGGATCGATGACCTCTCGCCCATCTCCGCCGAGATGCTGGCCCGCACCACGACCCAGAACGACTCGTTCGAGATGTACTGGGACGGCGCGCCGGTCCTCCCCAATAGCTACGGCGGCGCTGTGATCGTCGGCATCTCCGCTGCCTGATCCTTCGTGTAGCGCCTCCAGCGTTACGTGCTTGCCCCGATGAGGTTCCCCGCCTCACCGGGGCATCTTGTTGCGTCAACCCCTGAATAGTGGCTACACTACCGGCGCTGGAGGTGTTGATGTCGGCTCGAATGGGTGCCCCCGCGGTTGGCTCCTACCGTTTTGTCCTGATCCGGGAGGACGTGGCTCCCGAAACAGAGCAGGAGGTTCACGCCTACTCCGAGGTCTGCCGCTCCCGGAACATCGAGTGGCGCGGCCGTCGGGTGTCCGCGGTTTTCCCGCGCGAGAAGGCATCTCGCGACCGGTTCGTTATCCACGGTCGGCCGCCAGGGTTCGGTTGGAGGGACATCACGACCGCCTGGACAGCCGAGAATCCGCCCACCGAAACCGTCGTTGTGAGGTCGGCAACCCTCGACGACGACGAGGTGAAGATCCTCCAGTCCGCCCTTGCCGACCCGAACGGTCGAGGCAAACAGGGCGCGAAGGCGGCCATCGTGGCTCGTCTGGTCGCCGCTGGTATGCTCTCCGACGCCACCGGAAGGCTCGTCATCACGTCCGCCGGCCGGGTGGCGCTCGCGCAACGGGAGACCTGATGTCCGTTCTCTGCTCCCTGGTGCGGGCGAAACGCGCTCTCGGCATCCCGACCACCGTGACGCAACACGACGACCGGTTGAACGACATCCTCGGCGGGATGGATGCCGAAGTTGCGCAGACGATCAACGCACCGGCCATCACGGCCGCCGAATACGTCGACACCTTCGACATTTTCGAGCCATCTACACGAGCGGTTGCACTCCGGGTCACGCCGGTGGTGACCGTCGGATCGGTGGTCGACAACGGGGCGACTGTTGCCGCCGCCGACTACCACCTGGAGAGCGCGAATACCGGATGGGTCCGCCTCGACAGTTCCACCGACAGTTTCACCGATGGCAACCAGACGGTGGTGGTCACCTATACCGCCGGGTACACGTCCAGCACCACCGATTGGTCGGACCTTCAGACCCTCGCCGAGGAGCTGACCGTCTCCGCCTTCAACCGCGGAAGGCACGCTGGGATCGAGAGTTGGAAGGCGGGCGACGGAACAACCAAGGTCGCCGCCGACGACCTGACTCCCCGTGCTAGGCGGATCATCAACCGGCACAAACGCCCGATCGGACGCATTACAACGGGGCGCTGACGATGTACCTCCTCCATCGGGCCGCCACTCGCGCCGACCCTGCCCACGGGTGGATCTCTACCTACGACGAGCGAGTGGAGGTCACACGCGAAGGCGGCGTCATGGTCGCGCGGGTGCGCTCTGTGTACGCCCGCGACGCCTTGCGACGCAAGGGTTTTCACGTGGTGGCCGTCCCCCTGGAGCCAACGCAGGCGGCTACCGCAAGGCCGGAGGCCGCCCCGGCGCCTCCCCGCCAACCGATGGCGTCGCCGCCAGCGACCGCGGACATGTCGGCGTTCACCGAAACGATCGTGGAGACCGATGCCGCCGTTGTCGAGTCGCTCGGGATGCCCGCAGAACTGCCGCCGGTCCTGGCCCCGGTGGTCATTCCCGGGCGCAGGGTGCCGCAACCGCCCGCGCCACCTAAACCGACCTGGGACGCTCGCGAGTGGGCCGCCGAGATTGGGGAGGCAGCGGGATCGCTTCTGCCCGTTGATGCCGGCCAGGCCATCGCCCTCAACCGATCCGTGCTGGAAGCTGCCACTTCCAAGGGGCGGACTCCACCCGTCGACATCGTCCTGGTGACGACCGGTTGGGGCGCACGGGAGGCCATCGCGCTTGCCGCTCTGCTCCCGAAGGCCAGGGCCACGAAGGCCCGGATCGTGGTCGTCGAGAACTCGGGGGCGGACGGAATCGAGATCGAGGCTCCCACCACCGTTGTCGTGGTTCGCACGGCGAACCGTGGTTTTTCGGCCGCCTGTAACGCCGGCCTGGCGAAGATCCGCAAGACGGCGAAGGCGGTCCTGTTCACTCAGGCCGACGTGGAATTCACCCTCGACGACCTTACCCGGGCTGCGAGGCTTGCTGTCGCCGGGAACGCCACGGTCGGACCGTCCGGCGGCCTGCTTCACGGCAACGATCTGGCCCAGGTGTCCGAGTGGGGCCGCAACGTCGGCATCAAAGACCACGCGCCCCGCGCGGTCGACTTTGTGGCTGGCTACTGGCTCGTCATCCCGACTGGACCTCTTGCCGCGATCGGCGGCTGGGATGCCGGTTTCGCCCTCTACTACGAGGACCCCGACCTTTGCCTTCGCCTTGCCCTGGCCGGGTGTCGGTCGGTTGCGTGGCCCTCGCTCAAAGTCGATCACGACCGCGGCGCCACCATTCGCAGCCGGATGAGCGACAACGAGCGCGAGCGGATCCGGGAGGTCTCTCGGGCTCGATTCGTTGCGCGGTGGGGCGCGAAGTGATGGCGGGACGCGGCCCCTTCGACGGCGGACCCCCCATCGGGCCGGCGGTCTTGCGCCCTGAGATTCACGCCGACGCCCGCGGCACGACGTCCGAGATCGCCAACACTGACGCCTTCCGGACGCTGGGTCTGCCGGCGACGTGGCCCCACGCTCTCGTCAGCTACTCCAAGGCGGACACGTTGCGGGGGCTGCACTGGCAGATGCCGGCGCAAGGGAAACTCGTTCGGTGCGTGACCGGCTCGATCTTCGACGTGGCCGTGGACGTTCGGCAGGACTCGGCGACGTTCGGCGAGGCTCGATTTGCGACCCTGACCCCGGCCGACGTCGCGTGGATCCCGCCCGGGTTCGCTCACGGCTTTCTGGCGCTCGAACTCTCGCACGTCGTCTACCTCTGCGACCGCGCCCGCTCTCTCGACGAGCACGTCCTTCGATGGGACGCCATTCCCGGGATTCTCTGGCCCCTTCCTCAATGCGGATACATCCTGTCCGACCGCGACCGAAACGCGCCCGCGCTCGCAGAGATCACCCCATGCCTGGTATGACCCTGCTTGTCACCGGCGCGGGCGGTCTCCTCGGTCGCGCGTTGGCGGTCGAGGCCAGGGCGCGCGGTTGGACTTGCCACGGCTTTCCGCACGGCGCCCACGACGCAGCCGAACAGCGGTCCTGGTCGCAACCCGAGGTCTTTCAAACCCTGCTCAATGCCGATGTGGTGGTGGGCCTCGCGGCCATGACCGATGTTGCCGCGTGCCAGCGTTCACCCGCTCTCGCGGCACACGCCAACACGCGGACGGCCGAAGTTACGGCCGAGGTCTGCCTCCACGCCCGCAAACCCTTTGTCTACGTCTCGACCGACTACGTCTCCGGGCATCCCGACGCGCCGCACCCCTTTCCCGCTGATCTCCCGTTTCGGAGTCTTCCGCTCGTCTACAGTACAACGAAGGCGGCGGGCGAATGGGCCGCGCTGGCCCGGGGTGGACATGTGGCCCGGGTATCACATCTCGACCCGGCCAAGGTTGACGACTACCCCTGGCTCAACGGGTACACGGTCGCCAATCGAGAGAGTACGGCCGATTGTGCTCGCCGGCTCGCCGGCCTCCTCGACGGATCCGTTCTTGTTCGCTGCGATGGGCCCCTACGCGCTCCGCGAATCGTCCACCTCGTTTCGGACCGCGCCGGCACCGTTGCCGACCTCGTGCGCGAGTGGAACCCGCTGCATCCAGGTCTTCACGACGTGGTGATCGACTCCGCGGAGTTGCGCCGCCGGATGGGATTTGATCCGCCGGTTGACGTTCGCCTTGCCGTCGGTGCCAAGTGAGCGCGCCTGTCATCGTCACCGGGGCTGCGGGCTTCATCGGCTACCACCTGGCCTGCCGGCTCGAGGGCGACGGGCCCGTCATCGGCTACGACTCGCGCACCCGGGCTGCGGTCAATTGGTGGGCGGTCGATGCCGTCTGCCGCAGGTCGGGCGGCTACCTTGTGCGCGCCGACGTGACCGACGGGGGCGCCTTTCGGCAGGCCCTCACCGAATCAGGGGCCCGGCTCGTCTACCATCTTGCCGCCGAGTCGCACGTCGACGCCTCGATCGCGGTTCCGATCGAGGCCATGCGCACCAACGCGCTCGGAACGATGGCCGTCGCCGAGGAGTGCGCCCGCGCCGGAGTGCCGCTGGTCTACGCCTCGACAGACGAGGTCTACGGAGACCTGCTCGGGACGCCATGGGCAGATTACGGCGCGGTCGAGGATGAAACCCCGCTGCGCCCATCCAGCCCCTACTCGGCAGGCAAGGCGGCCGGGGAAATGGCGGTGCAGGCAGCCTGCCGCACGTCTGGACTCCGCGCGCTCGTGACCCGCGCATCCAACGGGTTCGGGCCCTGCCAGGTCCCCGAGAAGCTCCTTCCCATCGCCTGCGCCCGACTGGCCCGCGGTGAACCGGTACCCCTTCACGGTGGTGGATCCCAGGTCCGCCAGTGGGTGGCGGTCGAGGAGATGGCCGAGGCGTTTGCGATTCTCGGCGGACTTGTCCCGGAACACGGGTGGCGCGCGGTCAACATCGGCGGTCCCGTTCTCGCCTCTGTCCGGGACGTGGTCCTGGCCCTGGCCTCGGAGGCATGCGTTGCCCCCGATCGCGCCGTGGTCGATGCGCCCGATCGCCCGGGGCAAGACCGGCTCTACCACGTCTTCCGCCCCACCGGTCACAGCCCGTTGTCATTCGCGCGGCGCAGGGTGACCGATGGGGCGGAACTCCGGGCGCTCCTCGACGCCTATTCTGGTGTGCGTGACGAGCAACCCGCCGACTACAGGAGCCGCACGTGAAGATCGCAGCCGTCTACGGGCTCGCCTTCCACCGGTGGGTGTGCGCCCCGGTGGTCAACGCCTTGCGCGATGCTGGCCATGAAGTCGCCGAGTTCGAGCACATGCCAAGGCACGCGCACGATTGGCTGTGTCGCCAGGACCGCGCCGCGCCCGTGCCTACCGCCCTGGATGGCGGCCGGCCCTGGGATGCCGTGATCTCCTGTGACTACCCCTATGCCCCGCTTCGCACTTGGGCCGACGCGCCCGTGGTCGGCCTCCGGCACTCGCTCGCAGCTCGCGGCAACACGTGGGAGCCCGAGCAGGGCGAAGCCGACTGGCTCGTGACGTGGTCCGAGTGGGACGAGTGGGAATTCACCCGTTGGCGCGTTGAGCCCCGGCGCGCTTTTCTTCGCGCCGGGTGCGTCTGGCGAACCCCGCTCGAAGAGGGCGATCAGGCCGCGGCGCGGGAACGCCTTGGCCGGGTGCTCGGCGTCCAGCTTTCTGGCCGGGTGGTTTCCTGGCTTCCGACATGGAACCGCGACCTTGGGTGCGACGAGAAAGTCATCCCCGAACTCGTGCAACTCGCGAGCGAGGGGTGGACCCCGATCCTTCGGGCCCACGGCGCCACCGTCCAGCGGGACGCTGGCCGGCTTGAGGCTGCGGCAAACGCGGGCATCCTCCTCGACCGGACCGCCGCGCCATGGGATTCCATCCTGGCCGCTGACGTGGTGGTGTCCGACGTGTCGGGATCGATGTTCTTGGCAGCGATGGCGGGTCGGCCGGTAGTCCTCGTGACGCCTGACCGGGCGCGCGTCGAAGCGCTGGCGCAGGTCGACCCAACCGGGCCGGAGTGGGCGTTTCGGTCCCGCGTCGGGCCTGAATGCCACGAAGGCGTCGGGCTTGCCGCCGCGGTCGCCCGCGCCGATTCGTGGCGGTCTTCGCGAAATGAAGCCCTGCTGACGATGATCGGGCCACGGGCGGGAGTCTCCCCGTCGGTGCGGCTGGTCAAAATGCTGGAGGCCGAATGCCGGAAGAAGTGACTCGCGGCGGATGGGGCGGGCGCGCTGCTGCCTACGACGATGCCGCCCACGTGGCCCGCCCCGATGCGCTCGCCTGGGACCTCCGCGCGTTGGGATCTGTGGCCGATCTGTGCGTCTTCGACCTGGGGTGCGGGACCGGCGTGTTTTCCGAGGCGCTTGCCAACGATGGCGCGAGGGTTCATTGCTTCGATGGGTCCCGGGAGATGCTCGACCGGTGCCGCGTCAGGATGGAATCCCGTTGGCGGGGGAGCCAGATGGACCTCTCCCGCGAAGTGCCCACCGGAGGCAACCTTGCGGTGGCCCGGTACGTCCTCCGGCACATGGCCGACCCGGCGCGCGCAATCGCCCTGTGGTCGACATCGGCGCCGAGGCTGGCTGTCATTGAAGGCGTCCCGCCCATTGAAGACACGCTGCACCCGGCAACCGACCTCTACCGTGCGGCGATGGACGCGAAGCACGGCGCCCCGAAAGCGGCCATTCACGGGTCGCATATCGTTGGCTGGATGCTGCGCGCGGGTGCTGCCGATGTCACGATCTGGCAGCGCTCCTTCCCGGGCAACTCGATCAGGGAATGGTGCGAGTCGGGTGGTTGTGATCGGCGGCAGACCGAAACCGTTCTCGACTTTCACCGCAATGCCGGCGACGCAGCAAAGCGCGCCTATCAGATGGAGATCACAGCCGACGACGTGCTGGTTGCCTATCGGCGCGTCGTCGTCGTGGGCGACTTCACTGGTGCCCGGTAATCAGGACCGTCTCGAAGTCGGTTGTCTGGACGTCAACCCGCAGGCCGGTGTCGGCAACCATCCCCGCCACCTCTGCTGGCGGTCGCCAGTAGATGGCCTCCCGCACCGTCACCTGAGCGGGCGCACCGAAGGGGCCATAGGAGCGGACCGCAAGCGTGGTTCGTCCGGCCTGGTTGCGCTCGTACGCGGTGATCCGCGCCCAGTCCTTGCCGCCAGGCCCAGCCCTCGCGAGTAGCCGGGCCTCGGATGTCCACCGGTCGGCGCCCTTGCGCTGGTTGTAGACCTCGGCAGCGAGAACCCCGCCGGACGCGAGGGACGCAGCGGCGAGGCCGATTGCCGTAGCCTGCCGGTCGTGGGGCAGGAGAAACAGTGTGTGGTAGGGCACGATCACAAGATCCGGCACACCGGCGACGCGCGCAGCAGCGGTCCACGCCCCGGGGTTGGACGCGTCGCCTTCGATCGGAATGCACCGCTCCGGGGGGTCGCGAAGCATGGCCGGGGCAACGTCGATCCCGACCCACCGGCCGAATGGAACGCCTGCTGCACGCAACCTGCGGGCAATCCGCCACAGGCCAACCCCAACTTCGACAACAACGGCTTCGGGTCCGACTGCGCGGACAATCTCACCCCACAGGTCGAGATCTTCCGTCCGGCGCCCCATGTCCATCGCGTACACCGCCGCCAGCGTGGTCTCCATCGTCGCTCTCGCCATCCGTCGCCGGTGGAATGTGCGCCGCAATGGCCCGGCGGACCCACGCAGCAACAGAGAGCCCGGCGCTTCGGGCCTCGACGTTCACCCGGTCAAACAGGTCGAGGGGCAACAGCATCGACAGGCGCTGGCTTGCGCCCGTCCAGCGGTCCCGGCGGCCCGTCACGGTCACCCGTTCGCCTTCTCGCCTGGCACGCCCGTGAACACCCGAGCATCGCTGCCGTAGGTGCCTGTCTCGCGGTATGCGCGATCGATGTCGGCTCCGGCTGCGGACTGCTCGGCGCGGACAGCGACCGCCGACGGCAGAAACACCGCCACCGGGGGCGACGCGTCCGAGATTCGAGCGAGGTCCCGGTGCAGGTCGCGCAACAGCTCCGGGTGGTGGTCGACGTGTGCCGCCAACCCGTCGCCTGAGAAGACGATCACGTCGCCGGCACGAAGGGGAACCACGCGGACAACGCATCGGAGGGCGGCGCCGGTGAGCATCTCGGCAACGCGCAGGAATGAGCGATTCATCCATGATCCCCATGTTCCAGGAAGGCAAGAACGAACGGAGCGTGACCGACTCCGCGAAAACCCCACCGCTCGACAGCAAGCCGAGCAGCGTCTCCGGTGATCCGCGCCACGTCGCCGGCCATCCAGTTCGCACGCAGGCCCCAGTCGGAAGAGTTGCGCTCGTGGGCCACCGTCGCATCGAAAAGGTGACCGGACGCGTAGGCGCTGGTGCGGTCGCCGAACTCCACGAGGCCGTCTACGATTCTCGGCGCGCACATGACCGCGTCCAAGAGGCAGTGCCGGTCATGCTCCGCGGCCGGAAGGCTCGCCCACCGCCCGTCAACCTCGCCAACCTCAGTCAGCGGGAAAAACGCGCGCAGGTAGGTGAACATGTAGATGCCGACGCCCGCGCGAAGGCAGGCGTCCAACAGGCGATCCTCGGGCCCCTCGGCGACGATGCCGCACCCGGCAGGGTCAGCCATCGCGCAAAACAGCCGCCCGGCGTCGCCGTCCGCATACCGCTCGAAGGCGTCAAGAGCACAGCCACCGGGCTGGTAGGTTGCCCGCTTCGCTGCGATGTAAGCGGCAAACGAGATCGTCCAGCTCCACGGGTCGCGTACGGCGCCGAAAAGCCTCATGCCCGGTGGCGCCTTGGCCGCGGGGGTGTGAGCGACAGCGGGAACCTCGACGCCGCCCACGTCGATCAGAACGGCGCGCGCGAACGTGGTCCCGCACCGTTCCATGCCAACGAAGCGCCATGTGTCGGTGGTCATGCCCGACCCGCGACCACGCCACGCCGATCGCGCGGAGCCAATCGAAGGAGGTTCTCTTGCACGAAGTCATGCCGGGCGCGAATCTCGTCGGGCCCTGTGCCGTCGGCGTAGCGGTGCACGGTAGGCGACCGCTCCTGGCCGCCCACAACGAAGAAGTGCGCGTAGCCTGAGCGTCTGGCCTCTTCCTTGTCGATAAACATGCCGTAGCGCTCCGGGTCATCCCACGCTGGGGAGCCGGGCAGGGGAACGTAGCTCGACAGGATCCAATCCTCGACGTAGGGCCCCATCTCCGCAACGAACCGAACCAGGGCCATCACGTCGGCCCACGTCTCGCCCGGGTTGCCGACCATGATGGAGATCCGGCACTGCATACCGCTCTCGGCGACGGCACGGATCGCGCGCCGGTTCGTCTCCACGGTGGTCCCCTTGTCCAGGGCGCGAAGCACCGAATCCGACCCAGCCTCGACGCCGATGCAGAGGGCCTGACACCCCGCGTTGGCCATCGTCCGGAGCATCTCGGCATCCCCCGGACGGGTGACGAGGTTCGCCCGGGTCCAGCCGCGCCAGAGCACGCCGCGCGCCTTCAGCCCGGCGCAGAGTTCGGTCATGTCGGCGCGCTTCCGGGCGGTGAGGCTGTCGTCGAGGAAAAGCAGGTTCCCGATCCCGGTGGTCGACTTGATGTGGTCGACCTCGGCAAGAATCCGAGGGGCCGACATCATGCGCAGCCCCGGGCCCCACAAGCTCTCCTGTTGGCAGAAAGTGCACCGGGCGGGGCAGCCCCGTGTGGTGATGATGTTCGTCGCAGGCAGGCCGGCGACCTTGCGCGTGTACCGCGAGAAGTCGAGCATGTCGCGGGCGGGGAATGGCAGGGAATCGAGCGGCTCCACGGGTTGGCCGCGAATCACACGGGCTGGCGGCTGCTCGTGGCCGCATGGGGCGCGGGCGTACCGCCAGTCGGAATCGGCCGACATGCGGTCAAGGATAATGTCTCCGCGCCGGCAGTTCCAACCGTTCTCGACCGCGTTCACCACGTCCAAGAACGCCGATTCTCCCTCGCGCTCCACGACCACGTCGAATTGCCCGCCCTGCATGACCACGGGATCGGCGCACTCGTCGGGCACCGCGGATGCGTGCGACCCGCCACACACCAGGAGCGCGTCAGGCTCCCGCGTCCGGAGTTCCCGCGCGATGGCCCGGCCGTGGGGAAGCTGCATCGACGCAAGGGAGACCCCATAGACCTGCGCGCCCGACGGAATCAGGGACATGCACCGCTCGATCGAGAAGTCGTGAGTCCAGTGCCCGATCGCAGGCCAGTCGCCAAGACATTCGGTGTTGAGGTCGACCACGCTCCAATCGGATGTATCGACGCCGCACGTCCGCGCCGACCCGACAAGGTAGAGCAAGCCGAGGGGCGGTGCGATTCTCGGATCGAGCATGCTCGGATTGGGCGGGGCGACCAGAACGACGCGCATTACCTGCCTCCGACACTGAGGATCTGCACGTTCGCCTGGTAGCAGTGCTGTAGGTACTCCGTCACCGTCCATATCCAGCCGAACTCTTCCGCCACCTCGACGAGCGCCTTCCACTCGTGTTCGCGCCACGCTGAATAGTTCCACAGCTCGTCAAAGACGAACACGGTGCCAGGCGCGACGCGCCCGGCCGCCGCGAGGCTGCGGAGCACGGCGTGGGTCGCGCTGTAGATGTCGCAGTCGATGTGCGCAAGCCTCACCGGGCCGGCATGAGCGGCAAGAAAACCCGGTAGGGTCTCCTCGAACAGGCCGACATGGAGGGTCACATTCCGGGGCACGGCCGGCGGCTGTCCGCCGCGGTCGAAGGTGCCAGCGGGAATGATCCCGCCCGGGCGCCCACCGGTCCACTGGTCCTCCCAGGGCTCCGGTAGTCCGCGGAACGAGTCGAAGCCGTGGACCGTCTCGTCCGGCAACCGCTCGGCAAGCCACCGGATCGAGGTGCCATCCGCGACACCGAATTCCGCCACAATGCCGCCCGGGATCGCGCGCTGGATCGCGAGTTCCAGCAGGTACCAGCGCACCGCCAGCCGCTGCGGGGAGAGTCGCCCTGGAAGCGCGACGGCGTCGGGATGGTGCTCCCGCTGGTAGGTTGCGGTGTCGATTTCCCACGGCTGCATCCGTCTCGCTCCTTGTCGCCGCTTGACCGCTCGACGAGATAGAGGGTATTCTATTCCGGCTGGAGGTACAAGCGTTGACCGAGCAACCCATTTTCGGGACCGTTTGCTGCTTCGGTGACAGCATCTTTGACGGCGCCCGCACAGGACACGTCGGCGTGGGCGAGATCCTCGGCTCGATGATGCCGCGGGCGGAAGGCGACCGGACCGAATGGCTGAGCTACTCTCGGACGGTCTGCGGGGAGACAATGGGTCAGATCCTTCGACGCGCACCCGCCGTGACGAGGGAACTGGCCGGGGAACCAGGTGCCCACCGGCTCGTGTTCCTGGGCGGCACCAACGACTGTAAGACGGAGCACTCGGCTTCGCCTGTGATTGAGGTGGTCGGCATGCTGTCCCAGGTACTCTCGTGGGCAGCGCGGCGAAACATCCACCCGATCGTCTGCACCCTTCCCCCTCTGGTGATCGGGCCGATCCCAACCTTCGGACCCGCCTCCCTTGACAGGCGAGCCGAGTTCAACGACGCGCTTCGGTACGTGCTATCGGGGGCACCGGACGGGGCCGACTACCTCTGCGACCTCGCCGACATATCGGAGTCGATGCTGGTTGACGGCGTACACCTATCCGCCGACGGGATTCGCGAGGTCGCCCGCCGAATCGCGGCCACCATCGGACGCGCCTACCATGCGTGAGCCCCGCACTCTCCGGCTTGTCCTTGCCGTCCGTGGTGCTGAGTCGTTGGCTCTGGTGACCGCCCGGCACGCCTTCGCTGTTCTCGTGGTCGGTGACGCCGCTCCGGTAGCCCATCACGGGATCGTTGTGGTCGGCGCGAACGTGGGCCCCGCCCTCGCCTTCCACCGACGCGAGGGGATCGCCGTCGCGAGCGCACGCTACATGCACGTCCCGTCCGCGCTTCGGCTGCTGTGGGAGGAGACCACCGATCCGGTGGTCATCTTCGGGCACGGTGGAGCGCACGTGCATCCCGACGTTGCCGAGTGGGTCTCGCGGATGAATGCGCGCGACCAACAGGTGATCGTGGTCGGCCCGCAGTCCGCCGGGTGCGTCTACGTGCCCCGCGGCGTGGTAGTCGATGTGCACCCCGACGAGGTGAGCCCGTGAAGCCGCTGCGCGTTGTCGTCCTCGACGGGCTCGACTGGGAATGGTGCTCGGGTCCCGGTCGAGAAGTCGCCGCTCCGCTGTGGGCGCTGGCGGACCGCGGATGTTGCGCCCCCCTCCTCGCCTGCCGCGACCCCATCACGCCGCCCGCTGTGGCCGCGCTCCTCTGTGGGCGCGAGGTCCCCCTGGACTGGGCGCGGACCCGGGGATCCTACGCCACGTCTCACGATCTCGTGCGCGCCCGCCCGTGGTTTCGCGCCCTTGCTGCGGAGAGCCTCACCGTCGGCTTGTGCGGCATCCCGTTGACGTGGCCAGCCTTCCCGCTGCCTCGTGGCTCGTGGATGGTCTCGGGGCCGCCCATGCCATCCCCTGCCCGGTCCTGGCGCTATCCAGATACGCTCGACGCGTTCCGGTGCCCCGTGCCGAGACTGGCCGGGGCCGAACCACCTGGTGGTTCGTCGAACGTCGAAGCCCTGGCCGCACTGGAGACCCACATCGTCGACTGGTTTTTTGCTGACGCCCCGCGGGCCGACCTTGAGATCCTCTGGCTCCGGGCCACCGACGCGGCCGGGCATCACGCCTGGGGTACCGACGCCTACACCGAAACCGTCCGCGCCACCGTCGCCCATGTCGAGGCTCTGGCCAAGGACGCATCCGACCTGGTGGTCATCTCAGACCACGGATTCTGCGGCATCTCCGAGCCCCGTGCTGCCGCCTACCTCGCAGGCGAGCACGGCCGGGTAGCAGTGGCCGCAGGACTGAAGGGCGCGCACGCCCCCGTCGGCGTTCTCTTCGCCGCCGGTGAGCGCATCCAGGCGCGCGGCGTGTTGCCTGAACAGCGTCTCGTGGAAGTGGCAGGCGGGCTGTTCGACCTGCTCCAGGTGCCCCCGCCGTCCGGGATGGTCTCGATCGGCCCAGCGTGGGCGTCGCCAGTGAGCGCTGACGAAGCTGCCGAGATTGGCCTCGCGCTCAAACAGGCGGGGTACTCGACATGAGTGAGCCCGCGTGCATTCTCGTGGTTTACGACTCTTGCCGGCTCGACACGATGCGGCGTGCACTACCCCGCATGCCGGCCCTGCAACGCCTCGCCGGGTGGTCTGACGCTGGCGTCGAGGCGCGGCACTCCTATGCGACGTGGACGATCCCATCGCACCAGTGCCTCGCTGCGGGACTTCTGCCGTTCGTCGCAGGCACCGCTCCCGCAGCTTTTGAATACGCGCAGCAGTTCGACGCGTGGGATCGGCGTTTCCCAGGCCGAAACCTCCGCGCGTCCATCGCGCAGACCATTCCGGCGAGATGGAGCCTGCCCGTCGCGCTCCGCAACGCTGGTGTACTTTCGGGCGCCATCGTGTCGATGCCTTGCCTCGGGCGCGGCTCGCCGTTTCACATGGTCGGCGGGTGGGAGGTGTTTGATCGCGTCGACCACCGATCACCCCTGGCCCGGGTGTCGACGGAGGTTGTCAATCGCGGAGGTTGGGATCGCCCCTGGTTCTGGCTTCTCAACCTCGGCGCCACACACTGGCCCTATGGACGCGGCGATCTGCCCTACCAGGCCGGCGCTGGCGGTGCCGCCGCTCGACGCGAATACGGGCTTGTAACGGCGTCGGCCGGAGAACTGCATGCCGCCCAGGTGGACGCCCTCGTCTCGACGGACGCCGACGTCGGCGCCATGCTCGACGCCATTCCGGCCGGCTCGACGGTGATTGTTACGTCTGACCACGGGGAGCTGTTCGGCGAAGACGGGCTCTTCGGGCATGGTCCCTATCCGCACCCGCTCCTGCTGTCCGTGCCCTACATCGAGGCAGCCAAGCCGTGACCCCGCAGACCACCTTCCCGCTCGTTGGAACGCCGTACAACCCGGGCCCCGCAGGCATGGACGGCTACATGTCACCGGACCGGTCGACGCCCGCCGCGGCCGGCGCGAAGGTCGGGATCACGGTGCTTGGCACCACGCGGAACGAGATCGAGGCGTTTCGGCGGTGCTGGTCGGTCTGGTCGCGTCAGAAGGTGCCGAAATGGCTTCGGCCTGAATTCCTCGTGCTCGACGACGGGAGCGACGACGGGATCCGCGACGAGGTGGTCGCACTCCGAAAAGCGAAGGCCCGCATCCGGTGGGCATCCTTCCGCGCGCCCGGCAACAAGACCGAGCGGAGCTGCTCGCTGCTCTGGAACGCCGCGATCCGGCAACTCGTCAAGACGCCCCTGGTGATGATCGGGTTCTGGGACCGCGTCCCGGGTGGCTTCCGGCACCTGGCTCTACTCGTGGAGCCTCACCGGACGATGGCAGGGATCGCCACGTCGCCCACGTCGAGACACATCGGCGGATCGTCGTCCGAGGTGTCGATGTCGCCCGAACAGCTCGGCGCTCGGTTGGCCCTGGTCGACTGGCAAGAGGACCCGACACGGCTCGAACAGGTGGCGGGCCCGCTTGGTGGTCACTGCCGCGCGCCCAACGCCACCGAATCCTCCGGGCTCGTGATCCCCGTGGCCGAGCTGGTCGCGGTGGGCGGTTTCGACGAGCGGTACCAGAGCCGCGCGGGATACGTCAATGTGACGATGTATCGCCGCCTTCTCGCGACTGGCCTCGTTGTTTGGCATCCGGCCGACCCCGAGGCGAACAACTACCACCTGAGCCACCCCTGCCCGGTAGGACGCAAGAAGCAGGACACCTTCACGTTGCTCCGGGAAACCGCGGTAGTTGTCAACGGCGGACCCGGTGGGGAGTGGGGTAGGATCGAGCCCCTGGAGGTGATCGGATGATCGCCAGCACTCTCGACCGAATCGTCAACGTCGTCCGCCGCACATCCTACGTTCTCGACCCGACCACGGCCGCCGCTTCGATGGCCTTCACCCGGCAACCCGTCCGCGAAAGCGTGCTCTCCGTCGTTGTCGTTGGCGGCACGACGGGAAGCGGGACGGTCACTGTTTCAGGTACTGTCGGCGGATTGGCGACTTCCGAGGCGGTGACCTTCACGGCGAACGGATCGAAGCGAACAGCGAAGGCGTTCACCGCCGGCTCCGGGATCACGACGTCGGGCCTCGCCGACGAGGCCACGAAACCCACCGTCTCCATCGAAGCCCTCGGCGCCGACGGAACCCCGCAGGCGACCACCACGACCGTCGCGACCGGGGTAGCCGCATCCATTCGTGTGCGGTCCGAGGAGCGCGACCCCACCCGGGGAAGCGGGCAGGACGTGCAACAGCCGGTCACAGTAGAGCTTGACTGGTCAAGCGCCTACACTCCGCGCCCTGGCGACATTGTGCACGAGACCGCTTCCGGTGACCGCTTCATCGTGCGCGGTGTTCGAACCCTACCAGACCCGGCTCAACCCGACCTGTTCCGGTTGGCATGCGACTTCTACGACGAAGCCTGAGAGGTGCCCGTGTATCTCGTCGTTATCCCAAGTCTCGGCGATCCTGACCTCCTCGTGTCGTGCGTCCGGTGGCTCGTTCGCCGATGCCCCGCCGAGACTCTGATCGTCGTCGCGCTCAATCCCATCGACGAGGAGAAGGCGGCCGAAACGACCGCGGCGCTCGCCCGGGTGGACCTCGACGAAGGGGTCTCGCTGACGGTTACCCGGGTGGCATTCGGCCCGTGCGGGTTCGCCGCCGCGGTCAATCGTGGGCTCGCTGCCGGGCTCGCGGAGATGCCCCACCCCGACATGGTGGCGATCATCAACGACGACATCCGCCCGGCGCTCGGTTGGCTCGAGGGCATGTACGAGGCGCTGTCGACCGAACGGGTCGAGGTCTGGTCCTCGAACGAGGACGCCGACGGCGAGCCTGTGACGATGTCTGCCTCCGACTACGGGCCGATCGCGCTCGTGGGTCCGTGCTCCGATGTGGCCGCGGGCATCCAGGGGATCAGCGTGCACCCGGAGAAGCGGGCCGCGCTTCACCGGGACGTGGACGGGTTCGCTTCGCGCTGGCGCCAGGCGAACGAGGGTCGCGTGGTGACCGCGTCCTACCTCTCCGGGTTCTGCCTGGGAGTCAGCGGGAAGGCTCTCCGGCGCATCGCCCCCGACGGGCACCTGTTCGACGAGCGGTACACGATTGGCGGCTTCGAGGACAACGATCTGTGTGTTCGCGCCGCCCGGCTCGGGTTGCGCGCAGTCGTGGCCGCCGACGTCTTCGTTGCCCACCTCGGGCACCAGTCCCTCGACCGGCACTTCCCCGGGCAGGCGCGCGGCCTTGCGAACCGGGCAGCCTACTACACAGCGAACCCGCCGCGGATCAGCAAGCGGCTCGCGGTCATCCAGCGCGTTGCCCTCGTCACCGGCAACGATCTCCACGTCTGGCGTGCGAGCATCCAGCGCGCCGCAGAGATCGCCGACGTGATCGTGGTGGCGGTCGAACGCAACCCGTTTGAGATCACCAGGGCGCCGGACTGGGAGGCGTCCTCGAAGATGCTCTGGCCCGACGACGCGACCATGCTTCAGGCGTGCGACGGGGCCGATCTGTCTGACACGCTCGATCCAGTGCTGTCGTGGTGTGAGTCGATGGTGGCCAGTGTCGGTGGGCGGGCGGATGTGGTGCACCTCCCCGTGTCCGGGACAGTCGAGCGGCAGTGGTCCGAGGCTGTTCAGACTGCCGCCAACTACGAAGCCGATTGGGCGATCGTGCTGGAGACCTCCGAGGTGCTCGAAGAAGGCGTCACCCGCGATCACCTTGACCGACTGATGGCGCACCCGGATCCGCTCGTCTCCGCCTGGGACCTTGCGCACGTTTCCTTGTGGGATTCGCCACGCCTGCGCCGGGTCGACCCACCCTTCGCCGACGGGTACGCAGGCGAAGCTCACGGCGTCCGAATGTTCCGCCTCTCGCCAGGGCTCGCCGTTGTTCCGTCCGCGCCGGGGCAGGTGTCCATCTCTCCAGCCTTCGACCCGCACGCCCGGCGGTGCGCGGGGATCCGGCTCCGGAGTCATGCCCTGCTTCGGTCTCTCGATCGGCACGTCGAGACAAAGCGGGCCGCTCACCGCGGCACTGACGCGTCACACCTGATGGCCGAGGAGCGGATCGCGCTGTCGGCGTGGAACCCGCGCGACCGGATCGGCCTGACGATGCTGGCCTACTCGGGCGAGTCAACCGAAGACGTGGCGCGGCACCTCGACCAGCTCTATGGACTGGTCGACGCCATCGTGGTGGCGTGGACCGACGAGGCAGAGCCGTCCGAGCGGTGGGTGGAGTTGTTCACGGCGTGGGGCGTGGCTGTGATTCGCCATCCCCTCGCCGACGACATCGCCGCTGCGCGCAACGCCGGGCTTGACGCGCTCCAGGCCGCCGGTTGCGATTGGGCATGGGTGGTCGACCCTGACGAGAGCGCGTCCGATCCGTGGGGCGTCTGCCTCGCGTTGCGCCGGATGGCCGAAAGCGCAGACTCGGTCGGCTTCACGGTGCTTTTCGAGAATCAACGGCACCCGTCGACACGGGAGGCGCCGGCAGCCTCCGACACGATCCGGTTCGTGCGGCTCAACCCCGCGGCTCCGATGCGCTACGCCGGCCGGGTGCACGAGACCTTCGATCGCGCGTGTTGGGAGATGCACGAGAAGGGAATCCGCCCGAACGTGCGGACGGCCCCCTTCTCGATCCGCAACCGGGGCTTGGCCCTCGACGACTACGGCATGGAGGCGAAGCTCCGGCGGTACCAGCGGCTCTTGCTGCTTGAGGTGGCCGACCACCCGGAGAACGCGGGCGCGTGGGTCTCCCTCGGCCTCCAGTACGCCAACGACGGGCGGCTGGACCTGGCGCGGGCCTGCTACCTCCGCGGGCAGGCCGTGGCGGGCAAGAGCTACCTGCCCTTCCATCAGCTCGCCCAACTCCACATGCAGGAGGCACGCGAGTTGACTCGGCAGGCGGTGGACCGGTTGTCACCTGCTCACCGGCTCCACAAGCCGCTTGCCGACACCGTCAAGGCCCTCGGCAACTTGGCGCCGGGGATGGCGGTGGCCGGACTCGCCCGGGTGGGCCCTGTGCCCGAGTCGTCGATCCCACCGCTTCCGCCCTGGCCCGAACACATGGGCCCCGATCCTGCCCTGTCGAGGTAGACTACCCGCGTGATCCGAGTACAGGCCGGCTCCGTTTCCCTCACCGCAGAATCGCTGCGTGGCTTGAGGTACATCGAAGCCGAGCAAACCGTGGCGGCGATGGGCGAGGTGCTCCACGTCGAGATCCGCGAGAACCTGTCCCTCACCGATCACACGCTTCAGGACCTCGCAGACCTTGATCACCCGTATGCGCGCCGGCACGGGGCCATCCGGACCGACGTGCTCGGACACGAGCCTGAATGGCTTGTCCACAAGCAGAGCGGGGAACTTCTCGGCGCGCTCCAACATGGGCCCCTCGGTGTCGGCGAAAACTACGGCGTGTGGCTCGATCCCACGATCGCGCCACACGCCGAGTACGTGATCGAGGGCACGAAGACCATGCTCCCGCGCGACACGCTCTGGTCGACGGCCGGGGATTCTAGGGTGCAGAAAGAGATGATGCGCGCCGCGGCGCGTACGCTCGGCAAGTCGCTGCGCACGAAGGCCCTCCTCCGTTTTAGGAAAGTTCGCTGATGGCCGCCGAAACACAGGACGCGATGCGCGTGGTGATGCACGCGCTCGCCAACTCCGCAACCCTGACCGCGATCGTGGCCTCGCGAATCTACGGGGGTTCGGCCTCGACGCCTGACCAGAAGTCAGCCGACTACCCACGCCTCACGCTTCCGTGGCGCGGGGGCCACCGGAACGGATACTCGCCGGTCCGGGAGTACGTGTTCGAGGCGGTCTCCTGGTCGCGCACGTCCGCTGATGAGGCGCTGTCCATTCAGGAGGTGGTCCTGGCGACCCTCCAGGTGGAGCGCCTGACCGTCTCCGGCATCACGACGGCGGTTCTGTGTCGCCAGACTTCCCAGCCCTCCATCGGCTACGACGAGCAGGCCCGCGCCTGGTACGCGTCAACCCGGTGGGTGGCGCAAGCGTTCGGGTAGGAGGGATCATGCGCCGAGGAGTATCAGGCCCCAGGCCGGGGGGAGTTGAGCCCCGGACAGAGATCAAGTGCCCTGAGTGCGAGGCTGTTATCGCGGTCCTCGATGCCGACGAGGAGATCGCTATGCGCAACGGCCTCGGGACCGTGACGAGCCGGGAAGTCACGTGCCCCAACGGCCACGCCCGCACGATTCGCACGATTCGGCGGGCAACGTGAGCGACGGCACACCCTCCCTGGATTCGGTGGTGGCCCGTCTCGACGGGCTCCAGGGGCAACTCGACCTCGCGCGAAACCGCGACGGGGCACGGCTGGCGCGCATCGAACGCGACCTCTCGCAGGTGATCGAGGTGTTCCGCCAAGCAGGCACGCTCCCGGAAGCCGTGCGGGATGATGACCTCGGGCTGCGTAGCTGGGGGTGTGCCTCGTGCGGCCGGCGGGTAGGCGTGCACGATCCCACAAGGAGCGAGATCCGCGTGCGCCTCAAGCAACAGGTGGTGTGCGTGGTGCTCGGTCCTGGTGGCTCCATGTCGGTCTCGTGCCAGTTCTGCGGCGCGGCCAACCTGCTCTCGTCGTCGCCCGGCGCCGTTCTCGCCCCCCTGGCGCTCGCAGGGCAGCCGATCCCGGGGTAGCGCGGGAGGTGGACCGCTCGCCGATCGTGTGCTACCCTTCCAGCAGGCCGTCAAAGGCGCGCTCCACCTGACCACGCTACCGTGCGAGGCGCGCCGTGAACCTGCCCACATACACCGTCAACAACTTCTCTGCCGGCCCTGGCGTTGTCTTCCTCGGTGTATCGGGTGCCACGCCCGCCGCGGACATTGGCGCTCTCAGTGAGGGGAGCGCGCTGTCGGTCGAGGTACAGGTGGAGACCACGCACATCCGGCAGGGCTATCCGCGGATGAACATCCACGCCTTCCAGACGTCGCACGGGGCCATGATCTCGTTCTCCGGACTGGAGTGGGACACCAACAACCTGCTCAACGCAATCGGTACCGGGGTGACACTCGCCGGCGTCTCGACCGAGACCTTCGAATTCGGCGGGGATCCGACGCCCACCACCCTGGCGGTCCACGTCCGCCACAAGATGGCGCAGTCCGGGCACACGATGAACATCTACGGCTGGCAGGTGGTCGCGGAGCCGGCGCTGTCGATCGAACTCGGGGACGACCCGCACGAATTCCCCTACAAGTTCGTGTGTCAGCGTGCGACCACCCGGTGGGGCGGCGGCACGCTCGCAGAAGGGGCGCAGCTCATCGAGTTCGAGCGACAGACCGCGTAGCCGTTCGCGGCGTCCGTCCTGACGTGGTACTCTGCGCGGGTGCTGGAGGCACCCATGCAAAGCGACTCCCAGGCGATTCTCGATCTTCTCGACTCACTCGTTCCGGACGACGAGCAGACCACGATCACGGACATCGGCGGACACCCGCACACCGTCCGGGCGCGGGCATCGATGGCTCGACAGGTCCAGGTGGGCCGCGTGTTCAGGGCGGCCATGTCGTCCGGGCTCGGCGATAGGGTGCGCGACGCGGCGGAAGGTGGCCAGCGGGCGATCGTCATGGCCGCGGTGTCGTGGGCCATTGACGACGACGCGGCACAGGGGATGTTCGACGACGCTTTCGCCACGGCCTTCCCTGGCACGTTGCGCGACGCACACGCGAACAACCCCGACGAGGGGAGCCGCGCTCGCGACCTGTTCCCTGCCGAGGAGATCGCGATGGCTCTCCTCCCTTTCTGCGCCCGGCCGGCGAAACGCCTCGTCGTCGGGATGGCCGGGACGGCAAAGCACCTCGGGGCGCTCGAAAACGGGAAGCGACCGCTGGAGACCTGAAGGTTGCGCTCGGCGCGCTCTTCAAGGCCGGCTGGACGGTTGACGACGTGACCGGGCTTACCTGGGACCAGGTGGGCGCGGTCGGGGAGTGCCTCGCCGCCTACCAGACCGCGATGGCGCGGGCGATGAAGCGCGGCTCAAAAGGCAAGCGGGAGCCCGACGGGGAGCGCGTCGAGACAACGGATCCTGACGCCTTCTGCCGCATGATGGGGGGAGCCGTTCGAGAGCGGTGATCAGGGCCGTACCTGTAGGGCGGCCAGCGTGCTACGCTGCGACAAGGAGGTCCTGTTGGCTGTCGCGACTCCCATCGGCCGCCTGTTCGTTTCGGTCTTCCTTGACGACAAGGAGTACAAGGCCGGGCTGAACAACGCCGCCGCCGCCACGGAGCGGACCGGCGCGCGGATGAAGGCGCTCGGCGACTCGCTCGACAAGTGGGTGACGCGTGGATTCTTGGCGGCTGGTGCCGCCCTGGCCGCGTTCGCTGGGGCTTCGCTCAAGGTGGGCGCGACGTTCGAGGACCAGATGGCCCGGGTGGCCGCCATCTCCGGCGCCACCGGCGAGGAGATCGCACAACTCACCGAAAAGGCGCGCCAACTCGGGCGGGACACGCTGTTCACGGCGACTCAGGCCGGCGAGGCCCTTCAGCAGTTCGCGCAGGCCGGCTTCTCCGTCCGTGACTCGCTGATGGCTATCGACGCCGCGCTGATCTTCGCCGGGGCCTCGGGAGCGAGCATCGCTGACGCGGCCGACCTGACGATCGCGACCCTCAAGCAGTTCGGGCTTGCAGCAACCGAAAGCGGGCGCGTCACCGACGTGCTCAGCAAGGCCATTCGGACCTCGCTTTTCGACTTCTCCTCGCTCAAGGAGGCGATGAAATTCGCGGGCGTGGCTGGCTCCTCGTTCGGGATGTCGCTCGAAGAGACGGTTGCCGCGGTGGCGCAGTTCCGCAACCTTGGGCTTGAGGGGTCGCTGGCGGGCACCGCTTTCAAGATGGCGATGACCCAGGCCGGAACCGCGAGCGAAGCGGCGGCGGGGAAACTCCGCAAGTACGGGCTAACCCTCGACGACATCAACCCCGACACGCACAAGTTTGCCGAGATCCTTGATACCATCGGCAAGGCCGGGGTCAAGGGCACCGACGCGATGGTGGTCTTCGGGGCCAGGTCAGGCGCGGCGATGGGGGTGCTCGGGGAACTCGCGGCTCAAGGCAAGATCGACCTCGAAGCCTACACGCAAACCCTCCTCGACTCCGGCGGCCAAACCGCGGAGATGTACGCCACGATCCTCGACACCGTGAAATCGCAGTCACTGATCACGCTGTCGTCGTTCCAGGAGCTGCTGATCCAGGTCTTCTTGGGGTTTGGCGGCAAGGCAAAGGCCATGTTTGCCGCTCTGACGGACGTTTTCAACGTTCTAACCGCCGACCTCAAGGCCCGGTCGGCGGAGATGGCGCGGGACTTCGGCGGCGCCTTCGACCTCCTGACGATGTACATCCGGACCGAGGGGCCTGCGCTGGGGCGGATGTTCCTCGACGCGGCGATGGCGGTTGGGCGTCTGGTGGTCGCGTTTGGGCCCGTGATCCGCAACCTCGATCTGATTGCCGGGTTTGCTGCGGCTGCGTTTGTGGCCGCCAGGGTGACAGCCTACGCTGAATCTCTGGCCGTCCTTGGGCTTCGGCTTGTCGCTGTCGCCACATCCGCGAAGACGGCAGGGCTCGCTTTATCCACCATGAATCCGGTCATGGCCGCTCTACAGATCGCCGTCATGGCGACCGCTGCTGCGTTCCTGGTTCTCGAAAAGAACGCAGCAAAGGCGGAAGCCAGGGCTGCCGCGATGTCGGAATCGAGCACCGCAATTCCGGCGCTGAAGGCGACGATCGCCTCCGAGATTGTTCCAGAGCTTACAAAGGTGACCGCGCAACTCGATGCCATTGATCGCGAACTCGCAAGCGGTGTGGACGAGCAGGCCGGCGCGTTGACTCGGTGGGGCCAGTCTCTCCAGTCGATGGACGCCGCCGCGGCCGAGAAGCATCGCGAAGTTCTTGCCCGAACGCGGGGTGAACTTCAGGCGGATGCCGATGCGCTGGAGGCAAGGCGCAAGAACATCGAGACGCAGATCGGCCAGTACATGGAGCGTGCCAAGGCCGAAAAGGAAGCCGACGACGAGCGAAACGCGCGCCAGAAGGAGGCCGACGCCGCGATGGAGGATGCGCGCCAGGAACTCGAAAAGCTGAATGGAGAGATTGAAGCGGGGGTCGTGGCGACGGGTGATTTCGCTGACGGGTTGGCGGACGTGGCAGACGCTGCCCGTGATTTCATGGAGGGCGGCGGCGCCGTCGGTGGGTGGTTGCAGGACTGGCTCGAGGCCGATGGGGCGGCGGTGTTCGGCTCGCAAGTCGACGCCGCGACGGATTCACTGGCCAGCCTGTCGGATGCGGTCGACTCCATCGCCCCGCCCGACGTGCTCTCCCGTGGCGACCAACTCCGGCTTCTGCTGCTCGACCTCGGCGAGGCGTCTGCGCGAACAGGCGTCGACGTTTCCGAGATGTCGGCCCGGCTGCGCAAGGCCATTGAGGACGACGCCATCGCCGCAACCGAGGAAATGGGGCAGGCGTTCGAGGACGTGACGCCCGCCATCAACGCTGCGCTGCGGGCGATCGCTTGGCAGTCCGTGGTGGACGCGTTGGGCCCGCTCGGTGACATGGGATCGGCTGTCGTCAAGGTTTGGCGCCAAGTGGGCGGCTCGATTTCGTCTGCGGTGTCGAAAGTGGCCGGCGCCCTTGACACGCTCTCGGGCGGCTCACTCGGCGCGCTTCTGTCGCCACAGGGCATCATCCAGGCGGCCGGTGACCTCCGCTCGCAAGCAAAAGCCGACATCGTCGACAACGCGGTGGATGCTGCACGGGCGGCGGCAGAAGCGGCAGGCCAGGCGTTCGACGAGGACGCGTTTCGGGCGTCGTTCCGCCCTGACCCCAAGGAACTCGACAAGACCGCCCGCAAAATGGCGCGGGCCTACGTTGACGGCCTGATCCGCGACGGCATGATGTTCGTCCGTTCGCTGGCCGACAACTTGCCGGTGATGATCAATCGAATCGTCGCAGGGATTCCGCGTTTGATTTCAGCGATCGTCAAGAAGGTGCCCGACATTGTGGGCGCGCTGGCTAAGGCTGCCCCGGTGATTGCCGTCGGCATCATCGAGGAGATCCCGGCGATCGTTGTCGCGCTTTTTAGGGCTCTCTGGGCGGGCGTGACCGGTCTCGTCAACGGAATCGGGGAGGGCATCGCAAAACTCATCGCGGACGGGGTGGTCGACGCCATCAAGGCGGCATTCCATGCGGTGATGCGCTTTTTCCGCGACCTCATCCGCGAGATTGGTTCGTTCGGCACAAAGGAGACGGAAACCTTCGGCGACACGCCCGGCGCGGTGGTGGCCGGAGCGCAGGGCATGCTTGCGAGGTTCGCACCTCGTGACATCGTTATTGCTGACCAGACCGCAGAGGGAGCGCTCCGCCAGGCGATGGGGCTCTTGAATCAGCGCAGCGCGGGACAAGCGCAGGCGCCCAGACAGCCAGTCGCCCAGGGGCTGGGCTCCGTGTCCGTGCCGGTGCTCATCGACGGGGCCGTGGTGGCAGCAGCGATGGTCAACGCCTCGCGCACCGGCCGCGCTCCTGAGCTGAAGCAGGCGATCCGGCGCGGGGTCGGTGCCCGAACCGGGTTTGACCGCGGCGATTTCTCCATGCACCGACGGTGAGACGATGGCCGGACCCGCGAGCTACCTGATCCTGCCCGACCCCGAGGTCACCCGGGCGCGGCTGATTACGTCCACGTCGTTCGGATCTGGACGTTTCGCCGGCCCGCCTGTCGCCAGCGACAACAACCAGGGCGATCTTCTGCCGTTCCTCGACGGCACGCCGACGGCAGATCAGAACTTCGATCTGCGCATCCACACGACAGGCGGGCTTGAAGTCGGCGCTTCGTGGGGCTGGAAGTACAACGGCGACACCGGCAACCAGTGGCGCGGGCAGTCCGACGACCAGATCCAGCAGTTTCCGCACGACCCCTTCGCCGACGACGTGATCGCATCCTACGGTGTGACCATCCTCGTTTCCGAGGTTTGGGACCGCGTGATTCTGCTGCGGTACTCCGGTGCTGGCGTGATCTTCGACCTGCGCTATCGGTCCATCTCTGCGGGTGACCTGGAGACGTGGGCAAGCGCATCGCTCTCGACGTTGTCGGCGAAAACGATCACCGGGACCAACACCCGCATGGACGGTTTCGAGTTGCCCGACGGGTCCATGCGCCTTTTCGCGGTCGGGGAGTCACCGAGCGGATCCGCCTGGGACATCGACGTTTACGGGTCTACCGACGGTGGGTTGACCTGGACGACCATCGACAGCGGGGTCCTCGAAAAATGGACCGGCGCCAGTTCGGTCGGCTCGATTCCGTGGCTGAAGGTGGGCATCTCCGGTGATTGGATTCGGCTGGTCTATGTCGACACGAACGACGGGAAGGCGCACACGATCCTGTCGACAGACCGATGCGCCTCGTGGTCAGAGATCACCGAGATCCCGACCGGCGGAACGGTCGTCACGAACGGCCACACCGACGACCCGCGCCTGATGGCGTTCTGTGGGGTAGGCACCGCCGACGGAACCTTCGTGTTGGCGTTGGTTGATTCGTCCGCGTCGGCGGTGATCACGTGGTACACGGCGTCGCGGGACGGGCTTTGGGCCGAGGTCGGCTACACGCAAACGTCTACCGATGCCGTCGCCATCACTGCGGCACTGGTCTCCGGCTACATCTACTTCCACTGGTTCGTCGCCACGGCCTCCGCGTTGACGCGCAAGTGGCGGATTGTCCGCATTGACCGCCGTGACGTGAACGACCTGGACTCGTGGCAATACGCGGCATCGGGGCCTTGGCTGACTGGGGCGGTGCACTATCTGCCGGCCTTCCTGTGCTCCAGAGCTGTGGGGCCGCACCTGATGATGGCTCATGCGCCCCTCGCTCCTGCGTCGGGGCTTGTGGTCGCGCTCGGCGTGGGCGTCTCCCACCTGCTCGGATGGACTCGGCAAAGCCTCTACCGCGACGGCCCGAGCACCACATTTGCGGTCGTCTTTTCACAGTTTTGGTCGTGCCTTTACGGCGCGGCCTCGCTGGGTACGTCGACGCCATGGGCGCTTACGCTGACCGGGGCCGGAACGGCGGGCGGCGGAATGGATGGCATCGACTGCTTCACCGGCGGGGGCGGAGATGTGGCCTACTACACCTACGACGACGGTGCTGCGCCGAGCAACAACTGGCCGGACGCCTCGGTGTTCGTGTGGCAGGCCCGGATCAGCGCTGGCGGTGTCGACACCGCGGACACTGCTGCTGCGCGAATCATCGGCTACATCAGCGCGACAGAGCAGACGGACATTTCATACCGCATGACATCTGGCGGTACGCTTGCCGCATACGACAACATCGCGGGCGCGACCCTCGCTGTCTTTGGCGGACTCGGGATTGACGCGGCGTATCGGCTGTTTCGCGTCGGGTACGAAAAGGTCGGGGCGGTATACCGGGCGAGCATTTGGAGCGCGCCGGCAACGACTGACGGAGCGTGGTCCGGTCTGACGGCGTCCACGTACGTCACCCTTTCCGTCGGGGCATCCGGCGTGACCGACCATCAGATCGTCCAGTGGGGGAACCTTGTGGCCCCCGCTGCGTCATGCACGTCGAGGTGGCGCGAGTTCGGTTTCCGCGGCGAATCGAATCTCAGCATTTACGAATTCTCCAACCCTGCCGACCAGCGCGGCCGAGTCTGCTCATCCTCCCCGGTTCCGCTGGCGATCGGGCTCCGCGTGCGGTGGGCGGGCGGATCCGGATTCTACGACGACACGTTTGAGGCGGATCTCTACTACGGCCACGGCATCGACGCGCTGTTCACGCCGTCACCTCAGATGGACTTCCGGTCCGCATCATTCATCACGCAGTCCTTCGTCTTCGACGCCGACGAGACCAACGGCTTCGGGCGGTGGGACCACGACTCCGCGATCGCTGTCGGACTGGAAACGTCGCAGGTGCTCATCCAGTACAACGGTTTCGACTCGTGGGGGGCGCCCGCGGTAGCCCGGACGCTCTCGGGCGTGGTCTACTCCGGGAAGGTGCTCTCGGGCGTGGACGGCGACAGTGTGACGTTCGCGAGCAACTTCAATGCTGGCGAGTTGACCAACCTGCGCATGCGGATTTCGACGGTGGCAGATCCGAACTATGGTCAGACTGTCAAAATCACGCGGCACGACCACGCCTCCCGTGCGCGGTGCGAGGACATCAGCGCCGCTTTGACTGCGCTCGGATTCGCAGCCGGGACCACCGTGACTCTGTTCCGCGATGTGGCAGTGCTCGATTACGGTGCCAGGACCGGCCACCGTTTCATGCGCGTGCAACTCCCCGCCGGGCTCTCGACGGCAACGGGAGACACCAGGATCGGCGCGCTTGGGATCGGCACGAAGCTCGCGATGGACGTGCCCCTCGACTGGGAATGGGGCGAGTCCGACGTGCCGAATGTGGCGATGTATGAGGCCGCTTCAGGGTTGCGGGTGAGCTATCGACGAGGAGAGTCCAGGCGCACGCTGACGGCATCCACGGCCGGCGGAGAGGTCACCCGCTATCGCGAGAAGGTGCGCGACCTCTTGCGCCACGTCGCACAGCACAGCAACCGCCCCATGGGCCTCGTGCTCGACGGGGCCAACGCTCCGGCGTCGGCGGTCTGGTGCCGGTGGGCAGGCACTGTCGACCTGCCCCAGCAGGGGTGGGTGCAAGATTCGGCCGGAACCTGGCGGGCCGTGGGCGAGATGTCGATGGCGTGGGAGGAGGAATTGTGAGCCTCGCTCAGTACCTCGGGGCCGATTGGCGCAAGCACCGTTTCGGTGCTCGCGGCGGATTCACGGCCTACTGGCGGGCCAAACTCGACGAGGATCCGCTACTTCGGGACCTTACGATGTGCGTCGACCTGCTACTCGGCGGGGATCGGCAGATCCGGATCGCATCGCGGAGCATGACCACGACCTCCGGCGACGACGGACAAGCCTTCGACTGGTTGCCGCTGCTCCAGGAAGAGCCAGACATCGACTCCATGATCACAAAGGGGCAGGGTGGGTCCACGGTTCGGTCAATTCAACTCGCTTTTCCGGCATTCCATTTGCGACCGGCGGAGGCCATCGCGAAGGGACGGCGCCTATCCGGGACCGGTGAGGTGTCGCTCAACGTGCCCGGCGGCGACCACGACCACCGAATCCGGCTGATGGCAGGGATCGTGGACGGCGGCGTTTCGTGGGGATCGAACGAAGACGGGTGGGTGACATGTGCTCTGTCGGACCCGCTCGACGCTGGCAACGGAATTGTGCCGCCGTGGGTCGCCACTGCCGAAACCTGGCCAAATCTCGACCCCGGCGCAAACGGGCAACGGTACCCCCTTGCGCTCAACGAGTACACGTTCATTCCAGCGATTGCGGTAGATGTCACCGTCGGGGCGACGAAGTATTTGTTTGCGCATGGGTGGGGATGGTCGGACGCTGGGACGCCGGTGCGTGTCAACGGAGTCCCCTACGCGGCGGCAAACGCTGAGTACGCGTGGGCATTCGAGGAAACACGAGACGCGAGGGGCGTGCCTGTCACGGTCGTCACCTTCTCCGGTACCCATGTTTGGGACTTCACCGAGGCCGTGCACGTTGCCGCGTCCGGTGGGCCCGGACCCTACACCTTGATCGACATCATCCGGCAGCTTGTCGAGGGCTACTCCACGATCGGGCCCGATGGCGCCCACCCGCTCTTGTTCGCGGAGGCAGAGGCCGCGCTGGGGCCGGTGCGCCCAGTGAGCGTGATCAACGGGTCATCGTCGGAGAGCGCGGCTCGCGTGCTTGATTTTGTTGAGGGCGACCTCCTGCGATCGTTCCCGATGGTTTCCATGCTCTGGTGGGGCGGCGGATACGGCCCGGTGGTTTACGACCGCATGGCCCCCGCTGTGATGTCGCTTGAAGTCGGCGCCTATCCGATGATCTCGCGCGTAACCGATCCCTCTGAATCGCCAGCGAACAAGGGGGCCAACAACTTCACGATCCGCTACAACTACGATGCCCTGGGCAACCAGTGGCTCGGGTGCGTCGTCCGCGACCCAACGAACTCGGTGATCTGCAACCTGTCGATGGTGGGCGACCGGGAGCGGTGGGCCGACGTGCTCGATCTGGCCCACGTTGCTGACGACGGGGTGGCCGGGCAGGTTGCGGACTGGTTGGTGGCCCATGAGTCGCTTCCGAGCGTCTACATCGAGCACGACGTCTACCCCTGTGTGCTCTTGTGGCTTCATCCTGGGAGCAACGTCAATCTGACCGACGCCGAGCAAGGGTGGTCCGGCGTCCGCGCCACCGTGGAGCGCCTGGACTACCAGCGCGGCCGGGTCGTGCTTGGGTTCCGCGTATGGGCACACGCCGCCGTGATATCCTCGGGTGGCGGTGCTGGTACCGCTGTTGGACCCGGTGGTGGCCAATCCTGATCCCGTCCTCGCGAGGTAGACATGCCCCATGCCCCAAACACCGCAGCAGCCGGAAGCCGTGATCGTGAGTTCTGGTTCGTCGGAACTGAGACGCTGGCGGAAAGTACCAGCGAAATCAAGCTGACCAGCGTTCCCGCGCGAGGCCGGATCCTCGTCGCCGATGTCCAGATCGTGAGCGGGTCGGCAACCAGCATCGTACCGCTCATCGGGGGCCACACGGATCCTGCATCCTCCCCGCGAAAAGTGTACTGGGAAGCGCAGAGCGCGTCCGACCGGGTGGCTGCCGGGGGGTCGGCTACAAAGGTCCGCGAGCAGCCGGGGGCAGGAATGGGTGCCTACTACTACGCCCCGTCCCGCGAGTTGTTCTTGCGGCTGGTGCCCGACCAGGGCGGGAACAACCAAGCTGCCTGGGAGGTGTTGATTCTTCGCGACTGGATGGACTGACCGATGGCGACTCCCTCGACATCATCGACGGTCCCGGCCGTACCGGGCGCCACCGCTGCCCCGTCCTACGCCCCGCCGACCGTGACGATCGGCTCCGCATCCTACCCGGTGGCCCATGGCGCAGCGGTGTCGCTGACATCGACGGCGACGGCGGACACGGCGAACGGTTTGTCGATCGCCTCCCGGCAATGGGCGGTAGACAGCAAGCCGGCCGGGAGCGCGGCAGATGCGGGATCGTTCTCTGCGGCGACCTCGGCGAATTCGGGTTTCGCGACCGACGTTCCCGGGCCCTACGTTCTGTCGATGACCGTCACGGACGACAAGCCGGGCGGGGCGGCATCGGCCGTCGCCCGGTGCGTGGTGGTCGCCTCCGCCTACGACCTGCCGACGTGTTCGGTGTCGACCTCCGACGAGCACATCGAGGCAGGCGGTACCGCGACGCTGACGGCGACGGCAACGAAAGACACGAGCCTGACCCTTGCGCACCTGTGGGTCGTGACCCGCTACGTCGGCGGGGTTGGCACGGTGGTTACCGGCGCGGTGCTTTCCTCGGCGACTTCTGCGACGCCGATCCTCACCGCCGAGGCTGGCGCGGACGGGTACGTCTACGACTGCGCAGACTCGGTCACCGACTCCGCGGGACAGACGGCGACAGGCCGGCACCCGGTGGTGGTTTCGACCTGGGAGGCGCCGACCCTGGTTGTCTCGGCGGCGGCCGAAATCGTCGCGCCAGGCGGCGCGGTGGTTCTGACTGCGACGCCGACCTTCATCGGCGCCGCAGTGCTCGACTCCTACGCCTGGACCTGCACCCGGTACGACGCGGCCGGAGCTGGAACATCGCAGGACGGGCAGCTCTCGACGCTGATCGCGACGCCATCGACCCTGACCGTCGAGGCGGGCGCTGACGACTACCGATACCGCTGTGTGTGCGTCGTCACCGACGATCACGGGCTATCGGGTGTCGCAGAGGTCTCAATCCGCGCCGCCGCCCTCGAGGCCCCTACTGGTTCCATCGGTGACCAGCAAACGGTTTCCAGCCTCGATGCCTTCGATTGCGTCGAGGCCGGCGCTCCCGGTATCACGGGCGCAACCTCCTACGCTTGGACGGCGATTCAGACGGCCGATCCGAACACATCCGGCGTGGGGCCCGCCGGCGTGTTCTCGGATGCCGCCGTCCAAGCGCCCACCTTCACGCCGGACTGGCCTTGCTCTGTCGAGCTGACATGTTCGGCGACGGGTCCCGGTGGCGTCCAGACTTTCCGCCGGGCGGTGAAAGTCAACGTGGTCGCGCCGACAGCCGCGATCGTCGCGGTGACGCCGCAATCCACACTCGCTCAGGTCACGTTGGACAGCTCGGCATCGAGCGCCGGCATCACGCGTGCGTGGACCCTCGTGGAGCGGTCGGTTGAGTCCGGCGCAGTGACGGTGACTACGATCCTTTCGTCGACGACCGCGACCGCCCCGACGTTCACGCCGCGCAGGCGCGATGCAGACTACCTCGCCGTCCTTGTCGTGACCGACGCCTACGGGCGGACCGCAACGGCGTCGACGGTGGTGCACGTCGGCGACCGTCCATCGTCCGTCACCGGAAACACCCCCACCGTCGCGACCGCCGTATAGGAGCTGTTCATGGGCTACTACCTTCCGGATCTCGGCGAAACCAGACGCTACGTTGGCTCCGCAACTCCCGGCGGGGTCAACGCCGAAGACGCGGTGGCCGCCCTCAAGGTTCTTGCCGCCCTCGGGACCTACAACGCATTGGACGCGCGCACGCCTGGAACCGGTGTTGCGTGGTCGCTCATCGCCGGGACGTCGGAGTGCGCTCACTTTCGTCGACCGAGCGGAAGCGCGGCGAGTTGCGACGTCCTGATCGCGGGGAAGAACGGCGCCGCTGCCCCGCTGATGGCCCCTGGAGCCTACCAGGCCAACACGCTCCTCGCGGGTGTGGCGGCGACGTGCACGGGGACCCTCGCAACGTGGGACCATGCAACCCTCCCGCTCGGGGCCGGCGCCCGGTTCCCGGGCTACGGTTGCACCTCTGTCGCCCTCGGTGGTGCGGCCGGACTCTGTTACATGCTGGAGTCAGCGGAGGACGTGATCTTTTGCGGTACCATCGGCGGGCAGAAGTTCGCGGTCATCCTCGGTGCCTCGATTGATCCGCAGACCGCGGAGGCGCAAGACGCCGATGCTGACGGGCGGCTCTACAGCGCATTCACCACCGGCCGTACCGCGCTCCGCGCGACCACCTGGAGTTCTGACCGGGGTTTTCTGCGTGACGGGAACAGCCTGAGCGACGAAGCGGCGTGGCACATTGCAGTAGGTGGGTCCACCGCAACGTGGATCAGCAACATAGGTCGGAGCGAGTACACGCACAATGCCACAACGAACGTACATCGTTCCGGTCTGTACGACTGGATCCCGATCCAAATGAAGACCGGAAACTACGCGGCCACCGGGAACGGGATCGGCGTTCTCCGCGGCATCTTCGGCGGGCCCATGGGAACAATGGGCAACCTCAAGACGTCCGGCGGTCGGACGTACTTCTGTATTTCCGGAGGAGCCCCAGGGGAAGCCGTCTGGGTCAAGTGCCTCGCATGATGCTGTCCCCCCACTTCGCGCTCGCCGAATTCCAGGTCACCAACACCGGCCTGCCGAACGTGGCCGGTCCGGTGGCCAGGGAACGGCTGCGAGCGCTGTGCCACGAGGTGCTCGAACCCCTGCGCGCCGACCTCGGCCAACCGGTGTGGATCACCAGCGGCTACCGGTCGCAGGCCGTGAACGATGCCATCGGCGGCTCGAAGACAAGCCAGCATATGCAGGGCGAGGCGGCCGACATCGCGGTTGACGGCGT